GCGTTGTGGCAGTTGCCACACAGGGCCTGCCAGTTGCTGCGATCCCAGAACAAAACCATGTCGCCCTTGTGCGGCGTGATGTGGTCAACCACCGCTGCAGGCTCAGCGAGCCCTTTCTGGTAACAACGGTTACAGAGCGGGTGCTTGCGCAGAAACCCGGCGCGGGCTTGCTGCCAGCGGTAGCCGTAGGGGCTGGGCTGTTTGAACGTCTGGGCGGGTGCGGGCATGATGCGGCGCTCAATCAATCAACTGTAAAGGGATGTTCATGGCCGACTCAGCTTCAGGTATGTCAAAAGTACTTACCACCACCACGACCTTCATTGAAAAGGCTATAGAATTCAGGCACTTCATGCTCATCGTGTCGTTTCTGCTGGCACTGGATTCGTGTTTGATAATTTTCTACCAGAAGAATCTGCTTGAATCCTTCTTAAGCTTAAACGCGCCGGAAGTGGACGCCGCAGGCGCTCTCATCTTTCTCGGCCTCTTCGCTTTTCTGATGTCCCTTCTCTTCCCCGCCATGCGCCAATTGCTTCTCGGTCTCACCCGGTATCTCTGGGTAAAAATGTCAGTTCATTTGCCGCGTCCAAGCCCGGATTATGATTACGAGTACACTGGATATGTGCGCCGCAGAGCCATAACAGAGAGGGACAAGCTGTTGATGGATTTGGTGTACAAACAAGAAGAGGTTACGCATGACCACAACGTAAACATGAACATCGGATTCGCCGTTGTGATGTTGTTTGTCTTGAACTTCTGGATGTTAGGGACAGCTCAGCTCATGACGCTTACCCAAGTCGCAGCTACGCTACCAGACGTCGTCAAAGGCTTCTGGCTAACCGGACTTGTTTATATCTCCTACGGGGTCTTCTTGACGTTCATGTCAGCGATCTTTTGGATGTCGCTCAACCCCGAACGCCAGAACAAAATGTATCTCCCGGAATCAGAAGCTGAAAAAGCGACCCGGATCGAAAAACAAACAGCCCGCCGAAAAATGTACTTGGGCTGAATCCCGATCAGGCTGGCAGCCAAACGCTGTCAGCATCATCGCCTTGGCATCGCGCTATACGTCCAACCGCCGCGCCGCCCACCGCTCGTACAACCCAATCGCCACATCCGCCCCCGCCATCGCGGTCAGGCAACCCACCGCCCCGGCCGTCCACATCGACAGGTCCGCCGCGTACAGCAGCATCATGCTCGACAGCCCGCAGACAACACAGGCGCCGGACCTGAGGGCCAGACGGCGCAACAGCGACCAGCCACGCAGCCCCTCCTTGTCAGCCCGCCACATCTCTCCGGACACCCCGCCCACCAACGCCAGCGTGATCACCAGCCAGATAGGCATCTCAGCCAGTGTTTGTTGTCCGTCAGCCATGTGCCCCCCAGAAACGCAAAAACCCGGCGCGATGGCCGGGTCTGGTATGTGTGGTGTGATCCGCTTTCTGCGTTCGCACCTATCGAAGATGACTACTTTTTACAGGTCGATTCCGGTGGCAGCAAGCCTGTTTTACTGCCATGCGTGAATATGTGGGTTACACAGCATCAACGCCCCGGCAATGTCGGCGAATACAACACAACGGCTATTCGCTTTTAGGCTTTTGTCCTACTGTCCCACCTGCCCAAAATCAGGTGGGACGTCTGAACCCCTTGAAAACAAAGGGCTGTCCTACTGTCCTACTTATTAACTACTTTCCCCGTGTAAAGAAAGAATATTAAAACGCACGCTGGCGCGCGCGTAGCGCGTCACGATGCACGCTACGCATACATGGGAAAAGCAGTTTGAGGTAGGACGGTGGGACGGCCCAACAAATACGGGCTCGAAACCCGTCCCACAGGCTCAAAGCCCAGTGGGACGAGGTAGGACGAAGCCCTGAAGGCAACAGTACGGACCACGGCCGTCACGCGGCCTTACCCAACAAAAACCCGCCAATGCACTCATGTGCCCGATGCAAGCGTTGGTAGTAAGTCTCTCGACTGCAGCCGCAATGCCTGTACTTCTGCGACAGAAAGCTTTCCCGGTTGCAGTAATGCTCTCGCACAACCAGAGCGAGCTCAGGTGCCAGGTGTTTGTTCACGATCAACTCGATATCCGCAGACTCATCGAGCAGCACCCTACTACCACGAGTGCCTCGGATCAACTCGCCTTTGCACTCCATCAGCATAGCAATCATGTTGCCACTGCCAGCCCCGTCGCACATGTCAGGTGAATGCAGATCCTCGGCCCACAGTTTGAGCATTTCATCAATCCGCCTAATCATCGAAGCACGGCTCCTCGAAAAACTCGGCCGCTGGCGCATGTCCGGCACCCCAACCCTCAGGTTTTTTATATACCCAGTGCCGTTGGCCGCTTTTGGATGGCGTCGAAAGCCGAGTCCGCTTCCAGCCGAAACGATGCATGATCGCGCCCACCCGCATCTGCTCGGGTTTACCCCAATGACTTGGATCGATGTTCAACGCGGTACCGAGTAATTCGCCGCCTGAGGTGGTCGCGCCGATCTGACTGTTCTCAAGCCACGTCAGAATCGGGCCTTCCCATTCATCAACCACAAACCGCTCATCCTGGGCCTCGGTGAACATCGAAGCTTCGTCGCGGTTGACCCACCAAATATCGCCGGATTTGAAGCAGAACATCGCTTCCGCCCAGAGCTGGTCGCGGATCCGTGCCAGCAGATCCAGCTCGACGCGGGTACACGCGACGGGCCAGTACCTACGGTTACCTGTAGCGTCTTTCAGATACTCCTCTTGGTTGGTCGTACCCACAAAAACACACTGGCGTGCGACGTCGTTTGTTCTTCGGCCGTAGCTCTCACGGTATGTATCCGTAGAGGCAGAAAAGAACTGTTTGGCTTTGGTACTCTCAGCCTTGTTGAAGCTATCCAGCTCACCGAGTTCGATGATCCATTTCCCACGAATAGCCTGGAACGCATCCTTGTCACCCAACGTGAAAGGAGTGTCCATGAACCACTCCCCGCCAAGTACGCTCATCGCGGTCGACTTGCCGGCTCCCTGAGCACCCTCAAGAATCAGCACCGAGTCCGCTTTACAGCCAGGGTTCATGACGCGCGCTACGGCGGATATCATCCAGCGCTTGCCCACTTTCCTGACGTAGTCGCTTGGCGCGACACCCATCACATCAGTCAGCCACTGCTCAAGCCTGGGTACTCGATCCCACTCCAGCTTGTTGAGGTACTCGCGTACGGGATGAAAGGTATGGTCGTGCGCAACAATGCTCACCGCCTCAATCACACTGGATGCTTTCACGCGAAGGTTGTAGGTCTGGGCGAGCCACTTCATAACGCGCATGTCATCAATATCAGCCCAGTCCCCTGTACCGCCGCCATAGGGCGCTGCGCGGAGCTTGACGATCTTGGAGCTGAACGCGCTGAAGCTGATGACACCGGCCCAGCGTTCATCGTTACCGAGAATCAGCTCGACGTTCTGCATGTGCGCAATCAACGCTCCGCTTTCACTGCGAGCCAATTGATCCTTCCAGCCACCTGCAGCGGGTGGCTTTGTCACCGCAAGCACCTGACGCCGCACTGCATCCAGCCCCTCGGCTACATGGAGATCGTTGAAGTCAGTCCACTTGTCATGCCGTTCTGTCGAGAACACGGGCGCAACCACTTGGCCACCCACGACCAAAGCCGCGTTATTGGCCTTCTCCTCACCAGGATTCCAAGGGTCGCCATTCGCGCGTTTGGTCTTCCAGTCGTCATCTCGGCAAATCACTATCGGTCGGCCGGGAAACCGGTCCCGCATCACCTTCGCAACCGGCAGCAGATTTCCGGCATCGAACGCGATGGCCACACCGAACGACGTCGCCATATGCAGGCTTGCGCCCGTCGCGTAGCCCTCACAGATAAGCAAAGGCTCACCCGGCTCAGGCTCCGGCCCGATAAGATGGAACGCGCCCTCTTTCGACATGCCGTAGGGCCAGTAAGATTTGTCGCGACCTGTGCTCTGCTGATTCGTAGGGTAGATCACCTGCAGGCCAACGATATGGTCGGATGCATTGCTCATGGGCACCAATAACGCACCAGAACGCGGCGCGTAGCGAACACGCACCCCCACGATCTGTTTGCGAACCAGATAATCACTTTTCCCCTTGTCAGGCATGCGGTTGAAAAGCGCCGCAGCCCGATTGGCAGCGCGCCGCGCAGCGTTAGCTGCGACCTCGGCAGCCCGACGCTTCGCCTGCTCTTGCCGAGCACGCATCACCTCACGCTCCTCGGCACTCATTCGCCCGGGTTTGACTTTGATCTTGTGCGACTCACCAGATCGCCAGTCACCGAAACTGCCGAAGATCAGCGTTTCACCCTTGGCCGTAATATGCTCGTGTGCTACGTACCAGCCGTTCTTTTCCTTGACTTGGTCCTGTTGGGTTTTGCAACGAGTGAGCTTGCCAAAAATCAACGGCTGCTTAGGCTCAAGCCCATAATCGGCAAACTGATTGAGCACATCATCGAGCATGGTGCAGCCTCCTCAGTTCGTCGAAAGACTGACACTCGAAACACTGAGTGCAACCGGGAACTGCCAACCGGCGTCCATCCGGAATGGCCCCATCGCACGACTCGCAGAACAGCAATGAGTGCCCCGGAACGACGGGGCGAGCGGACAAAGCAGCAAGCGCTCGATCGATGCGCTCTTGCACCAGGTCATTGGCAAAATCAGCAGCATCAGCCACGGGTCACCCCCTTCGTCGTCTGGTTGACGTAGGTGGCACGGTTGAACATGCCGAGCAGGCCCTGAATGCAGCGGAAGATCTGGAACCGTATTTCCGCAAGCTCGCGGTCGGAGACACGGCCATCACCAATGAGCTCGGCCCAGGTTTCAGACAGATCCGCGACCTGATGAAAATACTTGGCGATGCCGACCGTAAGGGTCTCTGGCATGTCATCGGTGTAAGCGTCAGCCAGGTCCTGCCAGATGGTGTCCCCCACCAAAGCATGAACGGCATCAAGAATTCGACGATCTTTCGTCAGTTCCAGAATCTCGCAGAATTCCTGGATGTTGACGATGTGGCTAGGGTGCGTCGGAGAGAGTTTGTGCTGCAGCGTACTCTGGCTTCGCCCAGTGGTGGCGGCGATTGCAGCGGCTCCGCCGGGGTATTCCCGTGCGGCGTGGTAAAGCGCCAGATCAAGAGGCAAAACCTCACGTTTGGCGTGTTCGAAAGGTAGTGCGGTGCGGCTCATGGCATTGATCCCTGAAAGATGCCAGTGCCACGCGACCCCGAGTGGTGGTAAATTTGTCGCGTGGCTTGGAGAGGCCCAAAAAGCCGGTCAGATCCTCAAGATCGAAACCGGCACCGTGCCGAGGCGACCGATCCGTCGTTCACCTCTGGCGCAACAGCTGCTCAATCTGTGGTGGAGAAGGCAGCAACTCCAAGGCATCCGTGCCTTGAACAAAGCGCGATGAAGGTAGGTGGTTTTGCATATGGTGTGCCCGCCTACGTTTATCGCGTCCCGACAGCGCTGTGGTGGTGCGTGTCGGGTGGAACTGGGCGGCCTATGGGTCGCCTTTTTTCTTCACAATCAAAGTCAGTGATTTTTTGCGAGTACGGTGGCAGCTTGGTATCTAGCCGCCGTTATTCTGATCCTCCGAAATGGGCCTTGGGAGCTCGCGCCTATCGGCACCGCCTGTCCTCATGTAAACCGGCCTAGAGCCCCCTTCATTGAGGCTCTTAAGGTGACAGATGCAGATTTCCGAGGGTGGTGAATTTGACTTACAAACGCTGTCGCGCAGAAATGAAGTCTTATGGAGTGGCGAGCTTTGAGCCTTCAGCCAAGCGGGGTCAAAAAGATAGCCTCGTTTCTCAGCCGCTATTGATAAACGCTCAGCGTATTCAGTCTCTCCGGTGTAATCCGTCCGGGGAAGACAAGCAGCGAGGTGCCATTTGTTCAACGCCTGGTAAGAACGACCGCAAGCTTTTGCCGCAGCAGACATCCCACCAGCAGCATGGATCGCAAAAGCAAGAGCATTAGGAAAATCAGAAGGTGTCATGTGAGGAACCTAAATTAAACCTTGGGTTGATATTAACCCTCAACTGACAGTGAAGCAACCTTTGTGTGAGCATCAACGGATGATTGATAAATACGATTTACGTCAAAAATTCAGTGCACGCTTACACGAAGCCTTGGACGCTGCGGGTGTCCGCAAGCATGGCAGAGGCTCTGACATTCTCACGCGCCTGAAAAAATACAAGGTATACAAGACGCCGCAAGCTGCCTCTAAGTGGCTGAATGGCGGGGCGATACCCGAGTCTGACAGCATGATAATTCTTGCTGATTGGTTAGGTGTGAGGAGGGAATGGCTTGAGTACGGGGTTGGTGAAAAAGCGAGTACGTTGGGTCAAAACCTTTTAGAACCTACTACTGAGAGCGCTGAAGGGAGATGCCCTAGAAGCGTCCCCTTGGTATCTTGGGGTACGGCGTGCTCTATGCTTACGAATGGGCCAATGCCAATAGACTTTGAGAGCTTTATTTATTGCCCTACTGCAATTAGCAAAAGAGGCTATGCACTCCGTGTCACCGGCGACTCTATGACAAGTCCCACTTCGGGAAAGACTTATCCTGCTGGATGTCTAATATATGCAGACCCAGATATGCCAGTCGAGGATGGTGATCGCGTGATTGCAAAACTTCCCAATACTGATGAGGCAACCTTCAAGGTGTATACCAGAGATGCGGGTCGTTTTTTCTTAAAGCCCATAAACCCGCAATACCCCATCATTGAAATAATTGAAGGGGTATCTATATGTGGGAAAGTAGTCGGTATGTTCTCCGAAGATTAACACAACAGTCTTGATAGCATTATTTAAAAACGGGTGCTAGAAGCACTTGAAGATCAGAGTTATTATCATAGAAGAAATCAGCAAAGATTGAGAAAAGTGATTTTTTAACTTGAGCCTCATCAATGCCAGTCTTACCATTTATATACTCAACAATGTAGTTCAACTGATCTTTAGCTCTCTCTCTCTCATTGGCTTTAGCATATTTCTTGTACTCAACAGACTTTATAATACTACTGAAATTAATTGAGGCGCCAGAGAATGCTGTTTTTAAAACCTCCAACGTTGCGGTCTTGTTTAGCACGGCCTCGTGTATCATTTTTATAACACCCAATTCAGGGGTAACCGGCAAGTAGGACAACCGACCTTTCACGCTTTTGAACAGATCCAAAGCTTTAGTATTTTGTCTCTTTTTGTACTCAGCCAGCGACTCAGATAGCACGTCCTCATCTAAAAATGCATGACGTATTACGTGATCGGGGAAAATAGCTCCTCCACTTTTCAGCATTTCAATAACTTGGACAAACCCGCCTACTGGAACCACTCTATACTGCGGGCGGCCTGCTTTTTTAGGAGCCATCTGATCTAAATACTTATCGCACATTTGCGTTAGTAAAATCTGAGCATGTTTATCCTCAACATAGAAAATAAAATCTGTACCGTACTCTTCATCAAAAGCTATTTCTCCGAGAACCTGAGCTGGATAGGCAGATCGGTGAACATGTACGTTACCCGTTGGATCCGGCTTGAGAAAAATCAGATTTTTATGATCTATATTTTTAATCAATGTCGCTGAATGGGTTGAAAATAGGACAGTTAACTTTTTCTCTTTTGCGGCCTCGATGACTCTGGATAGCAATCTAACCTGAGCCAAAGGGTGTAATGCCATTTCAACTTCGTCAATTAACAAAAGACTCCCCGGGGCTACAGCAGTTATTTTCTTGGCAAGCTTTAAAACACACAGCTCACCCAGAGAAAAATTCTTCTCAGAATAAAAAGTTTTCACACCATCTACAACAGTCTGAATCAAATAGGCGTCACTGCCTTGCCCACGACGAGTGTTCACATAACAGAGTTGCTGCCATTTTGCATCTCCAAGGACATCCGCCATGAACTCTCTAACATCTTTCTTGGCTAAGTGACTTCTAAGATCTTTGACCTCATCAGGAAAAGGTTCAACTCGGGAGCCATTTGCCTCAATATAATCAACAGTTTTAAATGGGAATTTCTGTAGCAAATAAGCATTGCCCCGCGGTGTTGCTCTCCAGCGCTGACCACCATACCTATAAACGACGTCAACACCACCTATGGAATATTGAATACGGGCGTCATTGAAAGAGTCTACTTGATCTAACGAAGAGTTATTCTTGTAATACTTTTGAAATGCATGCTGGGCACCTAGTCTGTAGAGCGCTCCAAATAAACTGGTTTTGCCGGAGCCGTTTAGCCCCGTAACTACCCACACACCTCTCTGAGGAATCTCAAACTCAAGGTTTTTGACACTTTTAACATTCGAAAGCGTTACTTTCATGCGTTCAACTTCCTTATATGAACATGGATATTCCGTGATATCCGAATGATATCATAATACCCTATTTGGAAAATCAGAAGCGGGGTTGACTAAATTAAACTGATGGTTGATATTTATCTCACTCTTCCACCACAGAGCGAGGCAAAACCATGCACACCACAGCAACGCTGCACGTCCACCCAAGGGTCAGAGACCCTATCCGCGTCTTTGAAGTGCGCCACCTGGCCAAGATGGCTGGCTGCGCCTTTGTCATCAGTAAGCCAAAGCCGCAACGAATGCGAGCCCCCACAGCCTTTGATCCGAACGACGGAGGACGTGCGGCATGAGCAAGCTCAAACTGGATGCCAACACCTTGGCTTTGCTCAAAGCCCAAGTCAGGTTGACCGAAACCTTCAATCACACAATACGTTCGTTGCGAGGAGACTCCCACCCCTTCAGCCTGAACGTCGAGCGCACCTCAGGTGAGACTCGGTTCGTTGTTGCCATGGGTGGTCAGCGTGACTCTTTGACCCTGCCAAACGGTAAGGCAATGCACCTCAAATTGGCGCTGTTCATTGAAGACATCGCCAACGGCCAAGTCATTTCAAGCCTGCAGCCGATCTCAGGCGCTTCACGGCGACCTGATGTGGCTCTCAACAACCTTGACGAACAGGCGAGCCAGAAGATTTTCAATCTCATGCGCAGAGGTGGGTCTCTCATTCTGGATGTTGGCCTTGAGCTGCCCATACACGTCGCCATGCACCGCAACAGAACTCGCAGTGCTGTGACGACCGTGATGAGCATCGGCGTAAAACGCCCCCGTACCAAGTGCTTCACAGTTGCGGGGACCGATGCAGCGATTTACGAGCAAGTCATCGAGTCCATCAACCACCTGATCAGCGTTGCGAGTCCTGCAGCGCAAGCAGCGTAGGAGGCAGCATGGAACGAACTCTTGCCCAGGCCGCACGACAGCTTGGCATCAGCCGGCCGAAGCTGATCGCCCTGATGCGTGAAAAGGCCTTGCTCAATGAGCGCAACCTACCCGCCTACCCTACCCGCGACCGCGAATACCTTCGGATTAGGGACAGCAACTGGTTCCACCACCAGCTCGGTATGCAATACAGCCAATCGACCCGAGTGAAACAACCCGGCATTCGATGGCTAGCCGATCAGTTGGGGCTGCGACTGCCGGACATACCGGCAGACAGCCGTGACGTGGCCTAGGGAATACGCTCGCCAGATCATCGCCATGAGCACACGCGAGGAGCGCAATGCCGCGCTCCTCGAAGTGCCCGAGCACCTGCGCGAGTTGACCAAACGTCACTGCCTGAACGCATGGAATCACCCGAAAAAAAGACAACGGACTGCGAAGCCAGATCAATGAACCATCCAAACCAGAACCCGCTGCGCCTTATGCCAGCACCCGACGCGGCAACCGTTGAGCTGCTTTACCGCACCTTCGGCGACGTGCTCATACCGCTGGAAAAGCTGCGCGTGCAGTACTTCCGCAACCTAAACGAGCGTTCGTTTGCAGCTGAGATCGAGAGCGGCCGGATCCAGTTGCCGGTCACCACGCTCGACAGCAGCCGCAAGGCTCCCAAGTTCGCTCACATCCGTCACGTTGCAGCGTTGATCGATATCAACGCGTACAAGGCGGACGAAAAACTGTCGAGGCTCGACGTACCAAGCGAAGAGCTCGACAACTAAACCTTGGCCGCCACCACCGGCCACGACTCACACAAGGTGCACACCATGGATACCACACAAGCCTTCTCACTCATCTTCATCCTCTGCTGGGCAGTCGTTCTGCTCTGGATCGGCTATCGATACGGACATATCGATGGCCAGGAGAAAGGCAAACAGCTTGCTCTTGCCGATCAAGAAGAGTCATTCAACGAACTGAGTCGCAAACTGGGCGAGGCGCGTCTGCTCAACCGTCGACTGCTCGATCACTTCGACATCCTTGAAGCAAGACTGCTGAACCTCGAAGCCCCGCTGGAAAAGGCGTCAGTTCACCCATTAATTGGTCGCGCCTCATGAGCCTTGTTTTGAAGGCTCAAACCACTATGGGCTTGAACGTGACCTGCAGGGGGCCAAGTGAATGAGCTGGCTCTTTTCGCAGGCGCTGGTGGAGGAATACTCGGCGGCTCCCTGCTCGGCTGGCGCACGATCTGCGCCATTGAGCGTGATGCATACGCCGCACAGGTTCTCGCGCAACGACAAAACGATGGCGCCCTCCCGCCTTTCCCGATTTGGTCTGACGTCCGAGCCTTTGACGGAACGCCATGGCGAGGACTTGTTGACGTCGTATCGGGCGGCTTTCCGTGCCAGGACATTTCCGCAGCCGGATCCGGACAAGGCATTGAAGGCAGCCGCTCAGGGCTCTGGAAGGAAATGGCTCGAATCATCGGTGAGGTTCGATGCCGCTACGTGCTCCTGGAAAACTCACCACTGCTTGTGGGACGAGGACTTGCCTTGGTCCTCGGTGACCTTGCCGGCATGGGGTATGACGCGCACTGGTGTCGTTTATCAGCAGCAGACTGCAGAGCGCCCCATCAGCGCGACCGCATCTGGCTTGTGGCCTACCCCGACCGTGAACGGCAACCACAACCAGCCGGGCAGCAGCAAAACAGCCGGATGGGGCCTGAGCAGCGCAGCCAAGCAATGGACGCACCCACCCCGGCCGAGTCAACGCAAAGGTCGGGCGACCTGGCCAACACCGGTCGCCTCGATCGCGAAAGGTTCATCCCCAAATGCCCTGACCCGGCGCAGCGGCAGAAGCCGAGCAAGGGATCGTCTGGATCATGCGGTCATGGCCTCAGACCATGGCCACCTGAACCCGGAATGGGTCGAGTGGCTGATGGGATGGCCCATCGGATGGACCGACTTAAAGCCCTTGGAAATGGACAGGTTCCGCGAGTGGCAGCGACAGCATTCGATTTCTTGCACGACGGATGAACGAGGCGCGGCTTGAGCCGTGCCTCCAATTGACTCTTGGGCGGATCGTTCAACATCGGTGAAGACGCCGCCCTGCACCTTCCTGGATGCCTGTCCTTCCGACAGGCAACTCAGTCAACCCTAGAGAGCGCCATGCGCGGCGGGGCAAGCAGATGCTGACAAAACTGAACCAACACTTCGAAACAGAAGTTGAGATGGAAAAACCTGGCCGACTGGAGATAGACAAGATCACAGAAGAAAAAATGGCTGAGCTCCTGGGGACAACACAGCGAGCTTTGCAAACCAGACGTCAACGAGGGCAAATCCCTGTGGGGGTCTGGAACAAGATTGGCAGCAGGATTATTTACAGCAAATGGAGATATGAGCAATGGCTCGAAAGCCTTTGGGTTTGCCCCCTGGAATTGAAGTCCGAGGAGACGCCCTCAGAATCCGCTTCACATGGAATGGCGAGCGGCACAGGGAAACGCTTGCCAATCCCCCGACGGCGCAAGGGATCAAAGCAGCCAGTCGTTTACGTGATCAAGTAATCAGCCTCATCAAACACGGGCTTCTGGACGAGGAAAAATACGCTGAGCTGTTCCCTGAGTCAGACATGGCGCAGGTGGTGCAGAGCAGGATTCCGCTGTTCGGCGAATACGTCCAGCTCTGGCTGGACAGTCGACACATTGTTGGTGGCACCAGAGACAACTATAAGAGCGTCTTCAACATGTACTGGATGCCCCACCTGGGGCCAAGGCGGGTGGATACGATCACACCTACCCAGATCAGGAGCATCGTTGCTCGTACTCAATGGTCATCTATCAACGTGAAGCGCAACGCGATCATCAAGCTGGCCAGCGTATTCAAAACCGCAGTATCGGACGGGCTGATTGCTAAAAGCCCTACTTCGTCTCTGGATAAACCAAAGGTTGTCAAAAAAATCCCTGATCCTTTCACCCGAGACGAAGCCGAGCAAATCATTGCTTACCTCTATGCGAACTCAAGAAAGTACGCACAGGTGTATGCAGCTTTTTTTGAATTCCTGTTTTTCACAGGATTGAGACCCGGCGAGGCCATGGCCATCCAATGGGATGACATCAATCTGGAATCTAAAACAGCCATTATCAGGCGAATAATCGTGGATAAGCAGCCGGTAGAGCGAACAAAGACAAACCACCATAGAGTGATTTTGTTAAATGACCGCGCACTAGGGGCTCTGGCCCAGGCACGACGAATTAAAGAGCTTCGAAAAATGTCTTCCAACTCAGCCTATCCGGAAAGCCTATTCGTTTTTCAGCCTAGTAAGGGTGGGATGTGGATTCAGCACCCAAGTGTTACAATCCGCCACCTCAAACCCGCGCTGGAAGTTCTTGGCATCCGAGAACGTCGGCAATACGACGCCCGTCACACCTACGCCACCATGTGCCTTATGGCTGGGATGAACCCCGCGTTCATCGCAGGACAGTTAGGCCATAGCGTAGAAATGTTGCTCTCAACTTACGCCAAATGGATCAGTTCTGCGTCGGACTGGAATGAGCTGGGAAAGCTACCCATGCGAGCGTGATTGGCCCAAAATTGGCCCAAAAACACAGCTGACGCACAAATACACCTCTGAAACCCTTGCAGGACAACGACTTGATTTCTACAGCTAACATTACGATGCAGTTCGGTCCCAAGCCTCTGTTCGAGAACGTCTCGGTCAAGTTTGGTGCCGGTAACCGTTACGGCCTGATCGGCGCGAACGGCTGCGGTAAATCCACGTTCATGAAAATCCTGGGCGGCGATCTCGAGCCTTCGGGTGGTCAGGTGATGCTGGAACCGAACGTGCGTCTGGGTAAGCTGCGCCAGGATCAGTTCGCCTACGAAGAATTCACCGTGCTCGACACCGTGATCATGGGCCATGAAGAGCTGTGGAAGGTCAAGGCCGAGCGCGACCGCATCTATTCGCTGCCGGAAATGAGCGAAGACGACGGCATGGCCGTGGCCGAGCTGGAAACCGAGTTTGCGGAAATGGACGGCTACACCGCCGAGTCCCGCGCCGGTGAACTGCTGCTGGGTCTGGGTATCGGCATCGAGCAGCACAACGGCCCGATGAGCGAAGTGTCGCCCGGCTGGAAGCTGCGCGTGCTGCTGGCTCAGGCGCTGTTCTCCGATCCGGAAGTACTGTTGCTCGACGAACCGACCAACCAC